CATCGAGGACGCACAGCACGACATCTCGATGCCGGGGTCATTCGCGGACACTCTACGCGATGACATAGCTAAAATGCGGTGGTATCTCAACCACGACACGCGCCAGCTGCTTGGCGTACCTCTGTCAGGTGAAGAGAAGGACGGAAACCTCATTATGACCGGGCAGATGAACCTCAACAAGCAGATATGCCGCGATGTCTTTGAGGACTACAAGCTCTTCCATGAGGCAGGCCGCACACTTGAACACTCTATCGGTGTCAAGGCTCTTGCCCGTGATGAGGAGGACCGCCGCAAGGTCGTAAGATGGAAGATGCTCGAATATTCCACGCTGACGGGCTGGGGCGCCAATCCTCAGACGTTCCTCGTTGGATTGAAGAGCGCATCCGAGGACCAGATTCGGGATGCCGTCGAACTGCTCCGCATGGCTTTCAAGCAGCGCGGATATTCAGACGAGCGACTTAAAAACTACGATATGGAACTGAATCTGTTACTCAAATCCCTGGGTGGCGGCATGATAGTTACCTGTCCGTGTTGCGGTCATCTGTTCGACTATGACAACGAGCCGGAGCATACGTTCTCGCAAGAAGTTCAGGAAGCGGCCGGAGAACTCGTAATGTCCATTGGACGCAATGAGGCACGCCGACAGATTGCACGCTACCGCCCCGAAATCCAAACCGAAGTTTCAGCAATCATTGACGGCCTTTCGGCTGCAAAGAAAGAAATCTCCACAAAGAGCATCGTGGAGGCCTTTGCATACGTCCGCTGTCCTTATTGCTGGAGTCGTGTCTATCGTTCCAACAGCTTACTTATCCCTGCCGATCCTACCGAGACCAAGGAAAAGAAGCCGGAGGACGAGGAAGGCACGAAACCCTCTACCGAAAAGCCGACCGAAGGTGCCAAGCCTGAGGATGAAGAGAAGAAGCCCGGAAAGAAGGACGATACCAAAAAGAAGTCCGCTGAAGAGCCGATACCCTCTGCCTCGTTCTGGGCATCACTGTCAGCTGCCACGAAGAAATAACAACCATTCAAATTCATAGTGCATTATGAAATTAACAGTCAAAGAAGTTCAGGAGATTGTAGGCGTAAAGACCGCCGGTCTCCCCGACGAACAGAAGCAGTTCGTCAACACGCTCCTCGGTGCTTTCACCGATGCTATCAACAAGTCGGTTGACGGTCTCGTTGACCCCACAGCCCTCAAAGAGGCTCTCAAGCCTTTCACGGCTGAGGACGGTGTAACCCTCACATCGCTCGCCAAGGAGAACCAGGAGCTCGTTACTCAGGTCAAGAGCCTGTCCGACGCCCTCGAAAAGATGAAGAAGCGCGGCATCGGCCTCGATTTCGTCAGCAAGTTCAACGAGGCTTTCGAGGAGATGTATAACTCCCCGAAGATGCAGGACTTCATCAACGACCGCGAGAAATCCTCCGGCTCATTCCAGTTCAAGGACATCTCTCTCACCGGTAATGTCGTTCCCGGCGGCACGCTCACCATGACGCAGCAGAGCGACCGCATCGTGACTCAGGCCACCGACAAAAAACTCCACGTCCGCGACTTCGCTACCGTCCTGCCCGGCGATCCCGAATTCCCCATCTTCGCGTTCCAGCAGATTCACCATGTGGACCGCAACGCCCGCTACGTTTCTGAGAACGGTATGCTCCCGGAATCCAGCCTGAAAGTAAAGGAGGCCACCGCCCAGGTTTCCCGTGTCGGTCATCATTTCAAACTGTCGAAGCGTGCGCTCAAGTGCAAGACTTACCTCCGTGGTTTCGTCATGAACTGTCTGCTCTCCGGTGTCCGCGATGCCGAGGACTTCCAGATTCTTTTCGGTGACGGCTCCGGCGACAACCTTTTGGGTATTACCAAGTACGATGGCGTTCTGCCTATCGAGAAGATTATCTCCGATGCAATCTTTACCGTGGCCGCCGGCGGCGTTCTCTCTATCGAAAAGGTTGAAAACGGCCTCATCGTAGAACTGAAGGAACCCAACGACCTGCTTATCGAGGGTCTGAAAGTGACCGGCGCCGCCGCCGTCACCAACACCGACCTCAACAAGACTTACGATGTCATCAAGGTCAACGACCGCCGCATCTTCCTCGAAGGGGCCACCCTCGCAGCGGCCAACACCGACGCTCTGCTGGCCGCTGATGTGGCCGCCCTGAAGCTGACGTTCACCAACGGCGCATATCAGAGCATCGAATCACCCAATAGCATCGACGCTCTGGAAACTGCCATCTCTGTAATGACCTACGCTCAGTTCGTTCCCACCGTGCTCGTGCTGAACCCGATCACCATCAACGCCATCCGTTGCGAGAAGGCCACCGACGGCAATCGCCTCGAAGTTGTCAAGGACATCAACGGCAACCCCGTCATCGGCGGTCTCCGCGTCGTTCCTTACAGCGGTATGCCGGTAGGCAAATATTTCCTCGGCGATATGCAGCGTGGCGCTCAGATCATCGACTACACTCCACTAACCGCCGAGTGGGCCGATGACGTAAACACCAAGCTCAAGAACCAGGTAGTCCTGCTCGCCCAGGCCGAAGAGATTGTTCCCGTATTCTGCCCGTGGGCGTTCTCCTACGGTAGCATCAGCGCTCTCAAAACCGCCATCAAGAAATCGTAATCATGGACTACATTCTGAAAGGCGACCCCAAAGAAGTGGCGAAAGTCCTTCAGGAAAACCGCATCCGTGTTGACAGAGGCGTGATTGAGTTCACGCCCTGTCGGCAGGACTCGGCTCTTGATGCTGACAGCATCGCCACACTTCGCGAGGCGTTAGAAGCAAGTGAAAAGTCTTGCCAAGAAATGGCCCAGGGGCATGTAGAACTCGCAGGTGTTACACGAGACGTTATCGCCATCATCGCCGAGAATGGGATAAGCGTTCCCGAAGACCTTGCGGAACGACTTGCCAAGTTCGGTGTCATCGTTCCCAAATCTGAGGAAACCGTTCCCAATACGGACGAAACAGCCGACAATACCGGCGAAAGTGTACCCGAAACCGTTCCCAACGAAGCCGAAGCAGTGGAGGATAACAAGACCGTTGATGCCGGAACCGACATGAAGGAAGTAAACCTTGATGATGTCAAGGACGCTCCCGAAGAGGAGGCGAAATCCGAGCCCGCTCTGGCACCCAAGAAAACACGTTCCAAAAAATCAGAGTGATGTTAATCGACGTATCATATTTCACCGAAGGCCCGCGCCACATTCAGAACGCATCTCTCGGCAAACTGCCGAATGCCGATGCCGAAGCTGTCAATGCCACAATCAAGGCATACATCCGCCATTGGCAACGCAGTTTCCTCAATGGCGTGCTTACGGTAGCGTATGCCGGGGTCGTTGACAATTACCTCAAGCTGATAGACAAAGACCCCGAAACGGAGCCTGAGGCTGATGCAGACATGGTGATTGAACAGCTCCGCGAGCCGTTCGCAAACTATGTGTTCTACAAGATACTGCGTGATGCCAACACGCAGCCTACCATAACGGGTCTTGTGCGGCTCAAATGTGCCAATGAGTATGTAGCACCTCTGCGGCGTCAGGTAAGCGCGTGGAACGACATGGTGGATATGTTACGCGATTTTCATGCGTGGGCGAGAGCCGAAGGATATAGTTCCTGGCTTGGTAAGGAAGACAACCTCCTTACCAAAATCAATTCGCTCAACCTATGAAGAAAAGCCGTGAGATAATTGAGATAATTGGCGATGTGGTCAAGGCTACTGCCGCAGGTTGCAACATCTTGGTAACGCACCGAGACGGCATCTCTGAGGCTATTGCGTGTCCCGAAATCAACTACATATTCGGCAACGCCCAGTATGTGAAAGACCGACTGGACGCAATGAGCAAGGCAGTTACCACCAACGACATCAAATTCCCCCTCATCGCATTGTTCTGTCCGTTTAAGGAACAGAGGAATATTCCCGGATATTTCTCTAAAGCGACTGTCCAGATACTGATCGCCTGTTCCTCATCAAAAGAATGGAGCAACGAGGAGCGCCTTGTTCTGTCATTTCAGAACATTCTCCGGCCAATCTACGAAAGGCTGAAAGCGGAACTGCTGGCCGATGGCCGCATTGATTTCGGCTATAAAGGCCTCATACCACACGAATACTCTGAGAACTACTCTTATGGCCGCTATGGCGCTCACACAGGCACCGGGGATGCTCTGAGTGAGCCCATAGATGCCATAAATATCTCCAACTTAGAATTAAAAATCAAAAATCCCTCATGTAGATAATTATGAGAAAGACAAGAACCTGCACCGGCTCCAACCTCAACACCGGTGTTTCAAAATGTCACCTCGACCCTGAAAAGGTCAAAGGCGCAATCTTAGTTCCTCACGGGGTCAAGCTGCCCGCCGAGTTCACTGCCACCAAGGCCAAGGAACTCTGCCACGCCGACCGCCCGGAACGCATCTATCCGATTCTGCCGTTCGTCGAGTTCGCCAAGAACGGCGGCGAGCCGCAGGTAGCGGCCAACGGCTACGGCCCATCTCAGATGACGGGCATCAGTGCGCTGACCTATACCTTTACGATGGACAAGTTCTATCCCGAACTCA